GGGCGCGGTTGGTGCCGCGCCGGCCGCCCTGCTGCCGGCGGCCCCCCCCGCCACTACCTACGCCACCAAGGCGGAGCTCGCTCAGGCTCAGCTGGGCGGGGGCGGGCAGGCTCCGGACCTGTCCGGGTACCTCACGCGCTCGGACGCCGCCAGCACCTACGTCAGCAAGTCCGACGCGCAGGCGACCTACCCCACGAAGGCCGAGGTGGCCTCAACCTACGCCACGAAGTCTGAACTGGCCCAGGCCGGGGGAGGCTCGCCAGCCCCGGCGCCTGCGCCGTCGCCCGCAGGCTCCCCTCTCGCCGCGCTCCCCCTTCGCGCCGGCCAGGGAGTCCCTACGGTCGGGTTCTTCGGAGACTCGTGGTCGACTGAGTCGACGATGGGGCAGGGCTTCAACCTTCCGTCCGTCGTATCGCGCGCGCTGGGCTGCGTGCCTGCGTTCAGTGCGGTCGACGGTTCTGGCTTCGGCTACTCCGCCTCTGGCCGTGACGGCTTCGAGGTGGATAACCGCGTCAACTCAGTATGTGCCACGGCACCCAATCTGATCGTGACGATCGGTTCCCTGAACGCCGACAAGGTGATTGACAACGGCGACGCCACCGGCTCGGCGATCACGGAGGCCGTGAAGTCGTTCATCACGAAGGTTCGCGCCAAGCTTCCTCAGGTGCCGATTGTGGTGCTCGGCCCGCAGCCCTCCTCAGTCGTTCGCCTCCAGTCCCGCTCCGCTCACGTCAACGTCAAGGCGACGAAGGCTGGAGTGGACGCTAGCGGCGGGCTCGCGGCGGGCATCGCCTTCGTCGACTGGCTCGGCGTGGTCGACAGCCAGGCGGTGCCGTGGCGTGACGGGCGTGTGTGCGCCACCGGCGACGTGGTGGTCTACAACGGCGTCGCCTACCGTGTGACTCGGGCCTGGGTCCCCGGTTCAGGCGAGACCCCGCTCTCGGCGAACGCCCCCGTCATCCAGGTGTCGGACGTTCTCTCCGGGACCGGACACGCGGGGGCTCCGAAGGGCGACGGGACTCGTGACACGCTTCTCCTGTCGGATGAGACTCACCCCACGAAGATGGGCTCGGCTGCCTTCGGGGCAGCTGCTGCAAAGCGTATCGGCGATGCGGTGGCGTCCCTGGCTGCGTGGGCTAAGGCTCGGGGGCCGGTGGTACCTGTTGCGCCCGCAGCCCCGCCGACGCCGCCTCCAGCCCAGGGTGACGGCCTCCCGATCATGGCGTGGCTCTCCGGCGGCTGGGGTAACCCGGCCCGCGTCGCCTACTCGGCCGCTGACCTCAGCGCTGTTGCGGCCTTGAAGCCCGATCAGGTGGCGCTCCCGCTCCGCGGTGTCAGCGACACCGCGGACCTCGCCGTCGGCATTCCCGACTCCTTCGTCGGCAAGGACAGCACGAAACGCGAGTTCTCCAACGTGTCCATCCAGAGCGCCCGTAACTTGGGCCTGGATGTTGCGGGCATGGTCGACTCTCTCAACATGTTCGAGGCCGCCGGCATCGAGGTGCTGCCCAACGTTAGGAACGGGATCGCTGACTCCGGGGCCGAGTACTACAGGTCCTCGGACGGTAAGTGCTTCGCTGTCCTGGCCTCCCGCGCGGGAAAGACCTACCAGGAGATTCACGGCCGCGGACAGACGAAGCTGCGCGGCATCATGAAGGCCCAGTACCCGACTATTACGCGCGTCGCGGACGCTACGGACTCCACTGCGGACTGGCAACTGACCGACCCGATCAAGGACGCCCAGAAGGGCATCCTGTCGGCAGCTAAGGCTGGCGCCGGGGTCTGGGGAGCCGCGAAGACGGTCTTCCCTGACGGCGTGTGGGTGCTCGTAGAGTCCAAGGATGAGCAGGCGACCGCCAAGTCGGCGGCGCAGGCTGCTGGCGTGACCATCGTCGGCTGGGCTGTGCCTACCGCTGAGGCTCTGGCCGCGATCAGAGCCTGACACCCTAAGGCCCCCGCTTGTACCAGCCCGGTTACAGGCGGGGGCCTTAGTGTGTCAGGAGTAGAGCTCCCAGGCGTAGGCGTTTCCGCCCCGAGCCTCGAAGGTAAGGATGGCTGGCCTGGTGGAGTCACCGGAGATGTTCGTCCACCAGTCAGAGCCGCGGTCCGCTGACGGGCAGGAGATGATCCATCGGGCGTCCCCCACCTGGCGGACTCCGAAGTTGTGCCAGTGACCGTGAACCAGGATTCTCGCGTCGTAGAGGCCGCTACGGCGGCCGAACGCGAGGTCCCTGAACCACCCCGGCACCTTCGACTGCGAGCCCGCCAGGTGGCCGTGTGTGAAGCCGATGCGGGTGCCGTCGGCAGCGTCCACGGTGACGGCCTCCTCCCACTTCTCGGGGCGGAAGAACTCAACATGCTCGAATCCGGGGCGATCCTCAAGAATGTCCTCGATGTTCTTGGAGATCAGGATGCCGAAGTCGTCGTCCGGCGCGTTGGCCCGGCTGTTCTTTCCGGGACCGGTCCGCACCGCGCAGTGATTGGACGGTACGGCCACGTAGTAGAGGGACTCGCACAGGGGGGCGAGCAGGCGAACGGCCTCGGCGTAGAGGCGCTGCACGGTACGAATCTGGTCGGTGAGAGACAGGTCATTGGTCTGTGCCTGAGCGGCGACGTTCCAGAATCCCTCCGTGCTGTCACCGACGTCGGCGAGGATGATGCGCTTGTACTGGGCCGGCCCGTTGAGGTCGTTGGCAATGTCGTACAGCGCCCGCCGCACTAGGCGCACCGTGTCCTCGGTGCCGCCGCCACTGGCGGCTTTGCCTACCTGAAAATCGGCCAGGCAGACAATTGGCGTAGCCTCTCGAACCTGCGCCAGGGCGCTCGGGCGGGCCAGGACGGGCTCGCGGAAGACCGGCTCCAGGTCCTCCCACGCCAGGTGCTTGGCCTCCTCCATCTCGACGGCGCCAGGCCGGTACTCGATCTTCTCGTAGCTGCCGTCGGCGAGGCGGACGGTCTTGCCCCGCTTCGTGATGGCCCCTACGGGCAGGTCGAAGAACGCATCGCGGTCCAGCTCGTCGCGGCCTCTGCGCTTCAAGGCGCGGCGGTGACGGCGCACCGTTGCCTCGGAGGTGTTGAACTCATCGGCCAGGTCCTGGTTCGTCTTGCGCTCTCGCTCCGGCAGCGCGTCATTGGCGAGGATCGCCTCATCCAGCGGGCTCACGGGTCTCCAATCGTAGGGTGGCTAGGATTTCTGAGGGAAGTCTATCCCCATCCCCAGGCTTTTCCACAAATCGGAAGCCTGATTGATACCTAAGTGACGGCCGCCACGGCTTTAACTCGGCAACCGGATTGCCGACGTCCCCGTCCCCAGGTACCTTGGAGGAGTCCACCTCACCTATAAGGAGAACGCCATGACATCCCTCTCGACCAATCACCTAGCCTTCCCCGGCAACTTCAGCCCGCTCACCGAGCGTCGCGTGTCCGCCCAGTCCTGGGTCAACGCCCTGCGCCCCTACCTGCGCTACGTGAATACCGTGACGAAGGACGACGCTCCCGCCGTCCTGGCGGAGAACGGCAAAGACCTCGTCCTGACCCTCACGGAGTCTGAGGAGAGGCGAGATCACTGGCCGTTGTGGACCTTGGAGGTCTACTCCCGCCGCACCGGTGTCGAGTACGCCTACAAGGTCGGCAACCTTCAGGACGTGCTAGTCTCTCTCCTGCGCGAGCTCTGACTCCCGGTCACCCTTCGGAGAGTCGGCTCGCCGGCAAAGGAGCCGCCAGAAACCCCCGGATTGACTACCTGGGGGTTTTCTGTTACCCGGATCACTCCTCAGATAGATTGTGAACACTTCCCCGGCCTGTTCACAAAATGTAGGCTGGACCCATCACCCGGCGACGGCATCCGCCGTCCCAGATAGGAGCAGTCATGAGCATCATGGACCTAGAGAAGGTCGTGAGCCGGGCCAGGAAGGCCGCCCAGGGCTCACACACGCCCTGCGGCCCGATCACGTGGGTCTGGGGCAAGGAGGACCTGAAGGCCCTCGTGAAGGCCATCCACGCCTCCCAGAAGGTCGTCATGGACCTTGAGACCACCGGCCTGGACGAGTACGCGGAGGCCGGCGGCGACACCAACGGCGGCTACCCCGCCCGCATCGTCCTCGCCGCCCTCACCCTGCCGAGCGCCGATCGCGCCGAGGCCGGCGCTTACGACTGGCGCACCTTCGACGGCGAGCAGCCGATGACCTACCTCGTGCCCCTCTCCCACCCGGCCTCGCCCCTGCTCGGTGCGTGGAGGAAGGCCATGGCGATCATCGGCCGAGAGATCAACCGCAGCGGCCGCCCGTTCGTCAACGCGAACATCAAGTTCGACGCTCGATGGGTCTTCGCCCAGACCGGCGTGGACCTGTCCGACCGCATCGAGTGGGACACGACCGTCTCGTCCCAGCTGGTGGACACCGAGGCCCGCACCCGTCTCAAGATTCGTGCCGCGCGCGACTTCGGGATCGAGGAGTGGGACGACTTCGACCTCAGCACCCCCGGCGCCGCTGAGCGCGTGGACCTGATCCAGCTCGGCGAGTACGCGGCGCGTGACACCTACTACACCTGGAAGATCGAGGAGGAGCACCGCGACCAGATGTTCCTCACCGGCGACGAGGAGCCCTTCGACTCCGATGACATTCAGATGGCCCGCCTCGGCAAGGTCGCCACCTACGTCTCCATGCCTACTGTGAAGACCCTCACAAAGGTCGAGCAGCGGGGGTTCCTCCTGGACGTGGACTGGGTACACGCAAAGATCGAGGAGATGGACTCCCTTCGCCTGAAGGCCTGCGAGGACATCCTCGGCCTGTACGGGACCGAACCAGCCCCGGCGCCGGCGAAGGACGGCGTGACCACGGCCGCGACGTCGAAGTGGTTCCAGGGCTTCGTGGCCCAGGCCATCGAGGCCGGCGACCTGCGCGTGACGGCCCGCACGGACTCAGGCAACGCGCAGTGGAACAAGGCGGTCCTCATCGCCCAGCAGCGCCAGGGCAGCCCCGCCGCCGACGCGCTGCTGCGACACCGCGACGCTACGAAGACGCTGGAGTTCCTCCGCTCGTGGTTGGAGCTGCGCGACCCTAACAACGTGATCCACGCCACCTACAACGTGGGATTCGTAAAAACTGGCAGATTGAGTTGCTCGTCACCCAATCTCCAGCAGTGCGCTTCGTCACTAAAACCGGCCTTCATCCCCCGTCCCGGCCACGTCCTGCTCGATCTCGACTACAGCCAGGTCGAGCTGCGCGTGGCGGCGTTCGTCTCCCGCTCGGCGCCGATGATCGAGGCCTTCCAGCGGGGTGATGATCTTCACAGGCTACTCGCCGCGAAGATCGCCGGCAAGGCGCCGGAGGACGTCACCTCGATGGAGCGCAAGCGCGCGAAGGCCGGCAACTTCGGTCTCCTCTATGGCATGAGCCCCGGCGGCTTCCAGTCCTACGCCGCCACTGCCTATGACGTTTCTCTCACTTTGGAAGAGGCCCAGGCCGTCCACAGCGCGTTCTTCGAGATGTGGGACGGAATGCGTCAGTGGCACGAGCGCTCCAAGCGCCGGGCCTACGAGCGCGGCTACGTGACGTCCCCCATCGGCCGAACGCAGTGGCTGAGCGACCTCTACTCGAAGAGCTCGTTCAAGGCCTCCCACGCCGAGCGCAACGCCCTGAACAGCCCCGTGCAGGGCTTCGGATCGGACCTCATGCAGATGGCCGCGGCGTCGATCATGGGCACCCTGCCCGGCTACCCCCTTCCCAAGGTCGAGGGCGCGCACGTAGTGGCCACCGTGCACGACGAAATCTGCATCGAGGTACCGGAGGACAGGTGGCAGGAGATTCTGGTCGAGTGCAAGCGTCGGATGGAGGACGTCAACACCTTCCTGCGCCCGCTCGACTGTCAGATGGACGTCCCAATCGTGGCTGGCCCGTCGGCCGGCACCCGCTGGGGAGTCCACGACCTGCACGAGGAGGATGACCCGCTCCCACAGGTCTGATACCTACCTCACACCCTTGAGACATGCGTCTCAAATCATCAAAACCGGGAATACGTTGGAAACACTGGCAAAACTGCCTATTCCCAAACACAGCAGAGATCTACATCACATTTTAGGAGACACCATGCGCAACGCACTTCGCACCTACCCCGCCCGCCAGGCCACCTTCCAGGGCCGCCCCGCCGTCCAGATCAGGGACACCAAGAACGAGATCGAGTACTTCGTCGAGATCACCGAGACGCCAGACTCCGGCGGCCGCTACCACGTCGTGAACCTCCTGTGCCGCCCTGACGAGGGCGTTCGCTTCCCCGACAGTGTTCCTCACCGGACCCTCTGTGAGATCGCCGCAAACGTGCTCGAGAGGGCCGAGAAGCCCGCACGAGGGGGCAACATGTACCGCGGCGCGTCGGTCGAGACCCTGCGCAAGATGATCGAGGAGGGGAAGACCCGTACCGACATCGCCAAGGAGCTGGGCCGCAGCATCTACACCGTGGACTCCTGGCTGAAGCGAGCGCGCCGCCTCGACCCGACCTTCCCCGGCACGATGACGAAGACCGGCAAGCGCCGCCCGGCACGCAACAAGGCCCCCTACCGAAGGGCCCCGAAGGGCCACTGAGTCCCCCGCGCGGCGCGCCCCGCCGGCGTGGGCTGGGGCCCTTTGTGTGCCCTGAGTCACTCCCCGGCCGCCTGTCCGCATGCTGAGACAGTTGTCCGCATAGTGAGACAGTGAGCGCGGTCACGGCGTTTTAAGCACGGTTGGAAGGGTAAATAATGCTTATGTCAAAATGTGTATGCCAAGTTACGAGTGCCCCTTGACTCGGGCGTGTCGCACTGCAACTTCCGCGTGTCGGGCCCCATTACTCGGATTACTCAGTATGCCTGCATACTATTCCCAAATCTGGGCGTGATGAATGTCTAATTTTTAAACCCCTATTCCGTGAACAGTCCCACATGCCAGCCATTGAAACGCGACTCAGAAAGTGCTATCCCGCGCGCCCGCACGCGCCCACACACACTCCCCCCCCCCCCCCCCCCCCCCGCCCACGGGGGGGGGGGCGC